GAGAAGCTCAATTGCTTGTTCTCGGCTTAAATTAGAAGCTTGACTAGCAAAAGCTGCAATTGCAAATTCTTCTTCCAACGACAAGAAAGAAGATGGGGGAGAAGGTGAGGGGGAAGGTGAGTTAGTGGGTTGGTTGTTCATAGTCCTAAATTAAATGAGCGTCCTCTTGTTGTGCCTGTGGTGCCTCTTAGTTGTGCAATAAGAGCATCGGCCATGTTACGGTGGACAGAACTTAAAGCAGTATCGTCTAAGTAGGAAGTTAATAAAATGGAGGCTGCTAAATGCTGAATTGCAGGCACAAATAGGGGGCTAATGCCTATGTCAGCATCGTCAGAAGCTGGTAGTGTTGGATAAGTTAAAGCATGAAGGCGGAGAAGAAAAGGCTGCTCAATCTTGTTGCTCACATAGAGAGTGTTGCCAACCACGCTATAGCCTATGTGGTGGTTTAGTTGCTCAAGTGGTAGAAAAGGAATTTTTTTGAAATTGTTATTTTGTTCCAAAAAACAAGAATAGATTTGAAGAACCGTGCCTGGTAAAGTTTCAATAGGCTGTGTGATAGACAACAACAATTCAAATTGTTGTGGGCGTAAAGTAGTAGCAATCATCAAAATGGCACTTTGAGCAGCATTTTTTGTTGTGGTGCCCAAGGTGCCATTGGAAGATGAAAGCCTTGGTTCTCCTATGAGCTGCAGAATGGAATTGAGAAAATCAAGGAGCTTCATCGGCTTTCATCCTTTAATTAAACTGCAGGTATGGTACCGTTGGTGTGAATTAGCACAGCATTTGTGTAGCGGTAGTCTTTGCAACCAAACAAAGTGCTAGTCACCATTGCGTCGCTGAGATAGAGAGTCTCGCGGCTCATCTCAGTTTTGGGCTCTTGCAACATGGCTAATCCAAATGCTTCTTGGTGCATCATGATGGCTGTATGAACTTCCTCTTGAGCATTAGCTGCTACGCCTGTACCATCAGTGGACCACTTAGTTGGTAAAGAACTTGGAGCAGTTGGACCACCGTATTGAGTGGGAAAATACAACTTAACGCCAGTACCATCAGCTCCTGGGTCGGCAGCAAGCTTCACACCAGGTGTGTGAACTGTGGTGCCACCGTTTGTAAAGCCATTTGCTGTATTTGCACCAATCATGGACGTCATGTAGACAGGAACGCCCATTAGAGTTCCAACCACACCGCTTTCTAAAGGAGCGCTAGTGCGATAAAACATGGATTGCACTTTATCAAGTGCAAGCAACTGCGCAAACTGAGTTGGAGAAACAATCAAAACGCGCTTGTCAGCTGGTACATCATCTTTGTCTAAAATGAGCTTAGCTTTTAAGAAAGCGTCTAGGGTGAAAGGCTTACTATTGTTTGCCGCACCCATACCACCAGTAGTGTGGCTATAAACAACTTGTCCAGTATAAGCTTGAATACAAGCACGTAAGCCAAGCAAATGTGCGTCAAGGTCGCGAGCAATGGCGTAGGAAGCTTCTTTAGATAAATTGCTCGACAATAAACCACTGGGGTCTAGCATGATTGAAGTGATATCTTCAACCATGAAGGAAGCTTCTTTATATTTGTCTATGAGTATGCGCCAATAGTTAGTGCTTGCGCTTTGTAAATTTACAGGCTCACCTGGTTTTTTGTCATTCACGCCAAGGCGACCAAGTGTTGGGATAGTAATGGTGTCGCCAACTTTGCCTTGTGGGAAAGCAACGTTCATAATGAATTGGCGCATGAGCAAGTTTTGGTCTAGCTCACGCCGGACCATAGTAGCCCATTGTTTCTTAATCCACTCTTGTACGTCAGCTTTTGTGAAAACACTGCCTTTATAAGTGGCTTGTAAGTTGAGAGAGGTGTTGTTTGTGTTAGAAAAGTTTGCTGGCATATCTGTTAGTTAATTAACAAAAAATAACAAAGAACGAAAAAATGAAAGGACAAATGGTGCCGCTTGCTTTTGTTAGTGGGGGCCCTTCCCGCTTTGCGGGGTTCCCCATGGTGCCGCTCACACTTGCTAGTGGGGCCTCTAGCACTTGTAGGCTCCCCATTGCTCACACATCATCAACCACGCGGCCTTCTTGGAAAGCTTTTGTAATACGTGGTAAGTTCGCTTGATATGTGGCTTTGTCCATTCTTAAAATTTCCGACTTTTTAATAATGTCGAGTTTTGGAGTAGTTGAAGGTTTTGTGCGAGAAAAAGAAGAGGGTGTGGTTTTGTTAACCTTTGTGGGTTGGGCTTGCCCTGTTTTTATTAAGTGGTCCCAAATAGCAAGCGCCCCTTCCACAGAATTAAATTGTTCTCGCCCTTCTTCTGGAAGAGTTTGATAGAAGCCTTTAATTGCTTCCATGCGCTTATCATATTCAGTTGGGCTCACTCCCCATGTGCGCATGAGGGTCATTTCATCACGAAATGCCACCAACTGATTCACCGTTTCTAAAGCTTCGTCTGGCTTAATTCCAAAATAATTTTCAAAAGCAACTTCAAACTCATTAGTTGTTGGTTCTTGTTGCTCTTGTTCTTCTTGTGTAATTTCTAGTTGCTCTTCTTGTTCTTCTTGTTGAGCATTAGCAGGAGAAGCAATTGGATTTGGTCGAACTTCAGCTTTTATTGTTGGTGATTGGAAAGCTTTCAGTTGCTCATTTAGCTGTTCGCTAATGGCATTTGCAGAAGTTTCCGTTGTTGATTCGTGTACGTTAATCATCATAGTTTTCGTAGTGTTGTCACTTACATTATTGTGGTGGACAAAGAAAAATGAGAAAAAATGAGAAAAAATTAGAATGGAGTGGAGAGAGCTTGTTGCAACATAGCAGCTTCATCAGGCTTTGGTTGTTCTGCGGGTGGCATTCCTCCTAAAGCCATGAAGACTTCTGGCACTTCACCTGCTACTATTTTTTCTTGAAGAGCCTGGGAATAAGCATCACCGCCAATGCTTTGAAGTTGTTGGTTGAGAGCTTCCATAGGAGACAAAGAAGGAGAAGGAGAAATGGCAGCTTCAACTGGTGCAGCTTCTGCACTTTCCTCTTGTTTCACCACATATTTTTCTGGGTCATCAAAGCCAAAAGAAATGAGGAGGTCATAGAATAGCGCTTTCCAATCTAACAAAGAAGCAAATTGCGGCACACTTCCTGTGAGAGTGATGAAGTCGGTGAGGAGCTTAATTTTGTGGTCTCGATTGATTAAGCTTTGTGTGGCTGTTACGCGCACTGTAAAAGACTTCCTTAAGTCGGAAGGCAATAGTTTGAAGTAGTTGCTAATGCCTGGTTTGGAGCCTTTCACTTTAATTATTTTTTGTTTTTTAGTGTGCTCTCTTAAAATTTTATAAGCTCGTTGGAGCAAAGGAATTATGAAAGTTTTTTCATAGAGAGCAAACACATCAGTGAGGCGGTTGCCGCCGGCTTCCTTCACACTTTGTATTTCTTGTGCTGTCACGCGCTCGCCAGTGCGGAATGTGTTGGCACTAATCATGGCTCCTGTCCCTATGTTGCGGTCAATTTTTGCATCCAGCACAGCAGCTTCATTGTAAGTGATATTGAAGTTGTTGGCAGGTGGGCGCAAAGGAGTGAGGGCATCTGGGCGCCCCACGCTAATAACTTTCCCTGGCTCTGTTTTTATTTGATTGGGGTCTGTGATTCCATCGTCTATAAACAACCACATGTTGTCCACCGACACAGCTATATTGTCGAGGCGCCGGTTCATGAGAATGTTGTTTTCTAAGATGAGGCCCAAGCTACTATCAATTATCGAAATGCCATAAGCTGATTCAGGCGTTTCAAACAAGATACCAATCAACCATGGGCATTCACTAAGTCCTTCTTCTTCGTGAAGCACAACGTTGTCACTAATCCGATAGAGGCACCCGTCAATTGGGTCGTAAAATTCACAGATCTCCACAAATTCATTTGATGAAGGAGATGGGAGGTCGTCCGCTAATTCTCTGCTTGAAGGGCTTGTTGTTGCGAGTTTTTCAAATGCTGCTTCCCCTTCTTCTGACAATTGGTTGAAAAAGCCACTATTCGCCCATTCAAGAAATTCTGCCTTGTTGAGCAAAAATTCTCTAAAGCTGTAGGAAAATTTAGAGTTGTAGCGACGCCCACTCTCTATGTAAGTGTGGGTAGCGTTGAGGCACTCAAAGGCTAGTTTGTCTTCTTCATTGTCCCAAAACACTCTCATGGCACAAAAGCCAGTGAGGAGGAGTTGAGTTGTTGCAACTCTCAACTCCCTATACAAATTGGAGGCATTGAGACAATCACGAAAATAAGCAGAAGCTAAGGGCACAATTTCTGCAAGCCCAGGCTCATGGCTTTCCAACTCCACCCAATAGTCTGAGTGGAAGAGAGCATTACGAAAATAAGCCCCCACTGTTTCAATAATTTCAAAAATGCGCCCGTCGTTTAATTTAGAGTGCCATCCTTCGCTGTTCTGCACTCGTAAAGGATTGGTTTTGTAGAGGCGCCAAAGCTCTTCCCATTTTGCATTTAATGGTGTGCGAGCTTGTCTTTCTGTTTCTATTAGAGAATGGAGAATGTTGTTTTGTAAATTCATAGAGCATTATTTTATTCAAAAAAAGAATTGTAGGTGGATAAAAAGGAAGGCTGTTTAAATAAATCTAAGGGAAGTTTAGTAGCTGCAACATTTACATTGGCTTGCGAAACAAAAAAACTATAATCAATAGATTCTCTAGAACTGTGTGCTTTTTCCCACAAAGTTACTAAAGCATCTAAAAAGTCGTCATTCTTTGTTACAGGGTAGTTGGAAAGTTGATACCAAATATCTTCATTTGCCCTCACTTTTTCACTCACCCACACTTTTCCACTAGCTATGGGCAGCTCTAACACACCTTGTATTTTGCTATCCTTCACACGTTGTTCATAGTGGCCTAAAGGCACTAATGGTCGACCGTTAACAAAAGCTTTTTCGTTTTTTAAAACATCGCCTAATAGCATTCCCACACCATTTTGCTCATAAAAAACTCGAAAAGTGTTGAGGGCAATTGCCATTTTTTGTATGGCTTCTACCACTTCATTTGTGGTGAGGCGCCCCATAACGGCTTCTTGCACGATCAATGTACCATCGCTGAGCTTAAATCCACCAACTATTGCACAATAATCACTTGTGCGGGACGTGGAGAAAGCTGGGTCTACTGCAATTATTGGGTTAATTTTATCAAGTCTTGAACTGTTGGGTAGTTTAAAATAACATTGATTAGAGTAGGTGAAGAAACAAGAAGACTCCACTACTTGGATTTGTGAAATGTCGAAGAGGGCCGTGTCTTTCTCATATACTTTGTTCAAATACTGTGAGGCAAATCTTCGTGGAGAAAGGCGTTTTTGCAAATTTGCCACAATCTCGTCATTGTATCGCTCTCCCCACAAATAGCCTTCGCTTGCATCTTGTCCATTTTTGTAAATTGAACGTTGGAAAACTGTGTAGTGCCACTCATCTGCATTGGCTATTATTTGCCCATAATAGTCGTCAACGGCATAGCGAGTGCCGCTAACTAGTATTTCTCCTCCTACTGTGTCTGAAAACAAGAAAGAAGAATTGCCTAGTTCCACCACTTTGGGTGGGTTTAACACACTCTCTATGTCTGCAATCCACCCTTCTATTTGTGCTTTCTTGGCTGGGCTCTCAATGTTTTTAAAATCAATTAAGTCATCTAAAATTGCAAGGTCGAAGTGCATCCCAGTTACAGTAGTGCCAACTGATGTGGCAAACACTGTGGGCTCTTTAAAAAAACCAGGTCTATTAACTTGAAGAGCAGTGGCATTCCAAATAACTTTCTTGTCTTCAGCCTCTGTTTCAAAATTACTATTACGGGTGCGGTTGCGCTTATCTAATGCCGGCAACAAAGAACCTTCCACATGAGGGCGTTTGTTCCACACTTTCTCTAGTTCTTTGTTTTCTAAATAAGAGCGAAGTTCTCTTATGAAAGACAAAGCCAAAGTTTGTAAATTACATGCCACCAATATGCGAATGTTTGGATTTCTGTAGATGCGCCACAAAGTGTAGAGCACTGTGCCAATAGTGGATTTGAGGTGGCCCCGCGGCATTAGCACAAGCCGCCGCAACCCTGCCCCTTTTTCCTCTCCACTAAACTTAAGTTTTTGTAAAGCTTGTTCGTTTGTTTGTGGTGCGGAAATAAACTCTACCAGCTCATCATGACACGTGCCAAAATTATCCCACCCACCATGAAACTTTATCAAGTCAGCAAATGCCCTCATGTCAGTGAGAGCCCTTATTTCTAATTCTATGTGCTCCCCAACTTTGGTTCGTTTGGCTCGTAGGCGGGTTTCTTTATCTGGTTTGTCTTCTTTTATCAGCTTAGTGCTTGACTTACTTGCAATCAAGCCATCCACATCTATGCTTTTTTTAACTACCCTCACACAATCAGTCCTCTTCTTTTTCTTGTTTTCTCTAAAAATTTTCGTTTTGCTAAAGTGGAGGTAGACAACAAAGAAGACATGAGTTGGTTTGACATGGCTTCATTTTGTTGTTGAGTATTTATTCTGTCTAATATAGCGTCTTTCTCACTTAATGCTGTTGCATAAGATTGACGTAAATTAGAAAGTTGATTTAAATAATCTTGCAGCTTTTGTTTATAATTGTCCCTTTCTTCCTCAGTTTGTCTTAATTGATTGTTTATCAGCCCCAAGGCTTCTGCATTTCTTCTATTTAGGTCTTCAATTGTTTGCGCCGATTGTTGCTTTATTTGCTCTAAAGCAGATTGTGCTTCAGCCCCAATTTGTTGGTTTTGCTTAATTGTTTGTAGCTGATACTTTTGTACTTTAGGTTCTTTTGGTTTTCTCTTTCCCATGGTGGTTTAAAACAAAAAATTAGAACAGCGCAGATGTACTGCGCACGGTGGTATTCAATTTAATTATTGTGGTGGAAACAAAAACAAACCTATTCTACAACCTATTCTACTATGATAAGTTTTTCTTATACCCCTTCTAGTAAATCAGCAAACTTCTAGCACTTGCTTGCACCAATCTACGGTGAGTTGCCGTAGATTGTTTCATAAAAATTTCCCTCACAAAAAATGCCTTTTTTTCCCCTATTGCACACGCGTAAAAGAAAGGAAAAGAAAGGAAAAGAAAGGCACTAACCACACACGCAGAAGCCTCTAGAAGGACTTATAGGCCCTTCTAGCAGTTGTAGCCTTCTACCCACCCTACAACTTGCGGCGCAAATTAGACCCGCCTTCCTGGGCCTTCTAGAGGCCTCTGAGAGCACGTTTGGCACCTACGTGAAATTAAGCTTTTCAGCCTACATTCATTTTCCGGGGCCTAGAAGGGCCTAGAAGGCGCCTTACCCTCTAAAATGACTAATCATACCTGAAGCAACCTAGAGGGGCCTTCCTGGGCCTTCTAGAGGCCGCTAATTGAATGATTTGAATAGAGGTGGCGGGACTACTATGAAAAGAACTTGCTTGCCAATTCACTTGGCTAGCTTTTGCTTTCAACAAAGAACACAACTAACAGAGCTCTCTAGTGCTTAGCAAAAGCCTACTAGCCACACTAGCTGGAGCCCCTTCTCTTTCTTTCTTTCTTGTTTCTCTAGTCGGTTTTCTCCCAAAAGAAAACCGACTAGGAGCAATTGCTGATTAGCTAGCAAATGCTTGTGAATTAGGTTCTTTGTTTTCCAAAGAACCTAATTCACTTGCTCTTGCTTGCTTTCTTCCTAGTTCTGTTCTTTGTCAAAAATAAAGAACAGAACTAGAG